TAGATGAGGAAGGCGAACTTGAAGATGTTGGTATTCTGATGTGGGATGATAGAGTATATATTCGTCAGTGGAATGATTACCGACACAGATTTGATTTAATTGCCATGAATGCAGGTATGTACTATAAGTTAATGCAAGCATGGACTCTGCCGGAAGGCGCATATGTTATAGAAAGGAAAAACGTATGATTACTAGAAGTGAAATGATTGAACAGTTAAGCACAAGCACTTGCCGTGTTGTCTTTAAAAAGGTAAATGGTGACGAACGTGATATGCAGTGTACTCTCCGAGAGGATATTATTCCTGCTGCAACTAAAGATGAACCTATCACACAGAAAAAGGTTCGTAATATTAATGAAGAGGTTCTTCCTGTCTATGATATTAATGCTGAGGGTTGGCGCTCTTTCCGTGTTGAGAATGTAGTCTCATTTGACTGTGTATAAATAACACTAAAGGAGAATTATATGTGGATTGATCCCGTAGTTATAAACTGGTTATTCTTTGGTGGCTCTGCTTTCATTGGTTATATGATTGGAAAGCTATGGGGAGTTGGCGAACGAGATGTTATAGTCGGCGACACAATCACATATCTCTGCGAGCAAGGATATATAAAACATCGTTACATTGATGACGGTGAAGAGATTGAAATTATCCTTCTCGACGAAAAAAAATAAAAAATAACGAAAATAATGCTTTACATCTGTAATTGGATGTGTTATAATACTTATATCAAATGAAGGAGATTTGTTATGGTTAAAGAAGTAAAGCGTAAGAAGTTTAAGAAAGCTCGTAAACCAATGTCTGCCGAGAATAAAGCAGCAGCTATTGCAAGATTAGCAGAAGCACGTGAGAAACGTATGGCAGCTAATCCGCCTACCTTTAAGAACATTCATGAGAGTGTATTAAATCGTAGTGAAGATGACATCTTTTACTTCCGTAAGGTCCAGAAATGGATTAAAACTCAAAAAGAGTTGGTTGCATCAGCACGACAAGAAGTTCGTAAGAATGTAAAAGGTGCTGAGAGTAAATTGGCCAATCGTCAGAAGTACGTCAGTAACTTGGAAAAGTTTTTACGTGACGGAGTATTTGTTGATATGTTCTATGGTGAGCATGGAGAACATAAAATTAAATATCGTTGCATTAAGCCATCCTTTGATAAAGATGGTATGATCAAGCGAACTCATGGAGTATTTTATAATGATATTGGAACAATATGGCTCGGAGAAAACACTGTCTATGCCAGTGCCTGATAAACCAAACTTCCTAAATAAATCTGGCTTCTCAACTCTTGTTGAGAAAGCCGTATTCAAGAAAAAAATATCCTATATGGAAGCAATACTTCTTATCTGTGATAAGAACAATATTGAACCAGAGGATGTTAAGAAATTTCTCAACGGTGTTATCGTTGAGAAAGTAGAGGCAGAAGCTATGAATTTGAACTTCTTACCTCGGCAGAATATGTTAATCTTTGAAGATTAAGGGTTTACATTCTGCCTAATTTATGTTATGATATTACAGTACACTTCAGCAAATATAAAGGAAATATAAATGTCTTTTGCAAATCTAAAACGTAATAAATCAAACATCTCCAAACTTATCCAAGCAGCAGAAAGTGCTGGTGGTGGTAATGAAAAGAAATCATATGGAGATGATCGTCTGTGGAAGCCCACTGTGGATAAAGCAGGAAATGGTTTTGCTATTCTCCGTTTTTTACCGGCAGCAGAGGGAGCCGAACTACCATGGGTCCGTTATTGGGATCATGGGTTCAAGGGCCCTACAGGTCAATGGTACATTGAGAAGTCTTTGACTTCAATTGGCCAACAAGACCCTGTCTCTGAGCATAACTCAGAGCTGTGGAACACTGGTATCGAAGCGAACAAAGATACTGTTCGTAGACAGAAACGGCGTTTACACTATGTGGTTAATGCACTTGTTGTATCTGATCCAGCTAACCCTCAGAACGAGGGTAAAGTAATGCTTTATCAGTTCGGTAAGAAAATCTTTGATAAGATCATGGATGTAATGCAACCACAATTTCAGGATGAAGATCCTATCAACCCATTTGATTTCTGGGCTGGTGCAAACTTTAAACTCAAGATCCGTCAAGTAGAAGGCTATCGTAATTATGATAAGTCAGAGTTTGCCTCAGGTACTGCTCTATCTCAAGATGATGACGAGCTGGAGGGTTACTACAACTCTATGCATGATCTAACTGAGTTTACTGATGCTAAGAACTATAAGACATACGATGAGCTAAAAACCAAACTTGATCGTGTTCTTGGTAATCAAACCATGACTACAGCAGCGGCAGTCTCCTTGGATACCGCAGAACCAGCACCAGTCATGGCTAGTATGGAAGCAACTTCTCCTTCAGAAACTATTGCTCCTACTACAGCTGCAGAGATGTCGGAAGACAATGATGACACTATGTCCTACTTTGCTAAACTTGCAGCTGAAGGTTAATAACTAAGACCATTGTTATTATGAGAAAGGGAGCTTCGGCTCCCTTTTTTACATGAATCGTTGGTATTCATTTGACCAACCAATTGCTTCATCTGCAGTGGCTACAGAAGAACCTTTTTCATTCTGAATGTTTATCTGTTTAGCGCCTTCTATGTTTGTAACTACTGAAGATGCATCAACAATATTAGCGCCTGCTTGAGCTCGTTTTTCTCTTATTTCGCTTACTACTGCGTCTAATGTTTTCATAGCTGGTTCTAATTGTTTTTCTACATCTGATATAGGCTCAGCTGTTGGTACTGGTGGTACTTGTACACCTAATGCCTTATATAAACCATCGACACCTTCCTTAAGTGTTTTTAAATCTTCAGCTTTAAGATTTTTAAGACCTCCACCAAAGTCAGCAACAACACCTCTATCAGTACCAAGGATACCTGATAACCAGTTTTGTGTACCATCCATAACTTTACCACCATTAATAAGAGCAGGTAAAACATTAAGCACAAAACCTAAATCATTAACCATTGAAGCCATATTTTTTCCAAAATTGCCTACAGATCCAATTGACGCAATATTGCTAAATGATGTAAATAATTTATCAAGGGCTTCACTTAATGTATTGGCATTTGTAATAGTGTTCTCGTTTAATGATTCAAGAGGAGCCATTGCTTTTAAAATGTTTGCTATTGGTCCTGTGGCTTCTGTGGTTTCTTCTTTACCTGTAATCCAATTCCATACATTTTTAAGTGCAGTAAGACCTGCGTCACCTAGACTGGTAACAGTACCTAGACCTTGGGCTCCAAAAAACTTAAACATAGCACCGCCCATGGCACTAATAGCACCAGCAGCAGCAGTAACCTTTTCGGCATTAATCTCACCTAACTCTGTTAGTGATGCAGCCATACTTTTAGCAGTGGCTCTTAAACCCTCACCATTGGAATCTCCAGTTAGATATGCGGTAACGCCATCTACAGCCGCAAAGCCAGCAAAGAATGCACCAATTGCAGCACCAATACCAAAGGTTACCATATTAGCACCTACGACAGCTCCACCAGCAGCCAATAATCCACCACCAGTTCCACCAGCAACAGCACCTAAGATCCCACCAGCGGCTATGAGAGGTGTGATCCATGTCATATCTTTAAATACTTCAAGGGTTCCTTTTAAATTCTCTGCCACTTTCTTAATTGTGCTGCCGTCGCCTATCTTTTCTGTTCCTGAATCAACTGCAGCAAAGCCAGCGAAGAAAGAACCAAGTGCTGCACCAATACCAAAGGTAACCATATTAGAGCCAATCATTCCACTGGCGCCTCTTACTAGACCTAAAGCACCACGTCTACCACCACCTACTGCAGCGCCTAGAAGACCACCGGCTCCAACTAAACCTCCAAGAGCAAGCCCAACATTATCCTTTGTAAAGATAGAGATTGTATCATAGATATTTTTAGCAATAATTGGTAAGTTAGCACCATTAGATCCAGTCTTTTCTATTGCAAAGTCTGCTACACTAAAGCCTGTAAGAAAAGCACCTAGACCAAAACCCATAGCACCCATACCAATAGCTGCATATCCAGTCCTTCTAGGTCCAGCAACAGCACCGAATAATGCACCACCAGCTAACAAAGCACCAAACTTTAACATCTCTGGTGCAGCAAAGGCTTTAAGACCCTCGGCTGTATTAATCATCAAGTTTTTTATATTCTCGCCGCCACTATCTGCAGCAAACTTGCCCATGATAGCCTCAGCTCCAGCCATACCTAAGAAGAATGCACCAATGCCAGCACCCATAACTCCAAGACCTTTGGCTGCAGCACCTACACCAAAACCAGCTAATGGGCTTGCAAGACCTTTAAGTAAACTATTTTGTTTTTTCTCTTGTGGTTCTGCAGCTGGTGTTGACTCTGCTTTAGCCTGATATGCTGTTTTCTTGGCTTCTCTATCTTTTTCTAACTGATCAAGCCTACTACGTTCTTGAGTCTTAAACCATTTTTCAAAACTGTCAGCTACACGTTCCGTGGCTACACGTGAGCCTCGGACTTCTTTTGCTAGATCATTGAGCGATGATGCCATTTTACTTATTCCGTTCCGCTTCTTGTTTTTGTTCTTTTAACCAATTAGTCAGCATTCCCAAATAAACTTCTCTTTCCCATGGTATCATTTGGTCTATCTCTGTCAAACTATATTTGTGATGCTGCATTAGGGCAAAGTTTGTTTGGTAGTATGCAACAAGACTATTATGAGACAGACCTATGAGAAAAAAGCTTGTATCCCTGATAAAATTCTTTCATTGTCTTTATTACAACTATCACAAGTCCAATTCATAGTATGTTTCATGGTAGGAACACCTTCAACATATTCTCTAATCTTAGTAAACTGTTCACTATTCATAGAGTCAATAAAGGCATCCACGTCAGCTTGACTTTCGTCTTTCATTTCTGTTCTTGAATCTTCGGTAAGAACAGCCTTAACACATGATCTCATCATAGCAAATGCAACTTCTGATTCTGTTTGTTCTGAATTAGTTTCTGCTTTAATTGTTTGGTATGAAGGGTATTCTAATTCAATTGAAATATCATCTGTAAGTGGTACCATATTTGGAACATCTCCACCTTCCATAACAATATTATCAACATTTAATTTATATTCTGTTTTACCCTCACAGTGTTCACAGATAGCATTGATTTGAATTGTTTCACCTACTGACTTACCTCTGAGTTGTGTAAACAGATATTCAATATCAAAAGATGTAAGAGTGTTCTTGTCAATCTTACCCATCGAACATGTTTCAATAGTTTCTGCAATAGCAGATAACATTTCTCTTTCATCATTTGTCTCAAGTGCAATTAAGAGAACCTTTTCTTCTTTCACAAGAAAGGGTCTAAATCGTTCTGTCTTCTTTGTCGAAGGGATAATAAGATCAAACTTAGGTTGATCATTTAGTTTAGGTAGTGCCATTATTTACTCCATTAAATAGATTCCCAGTTGTCGTAAGACATCTGGACGTTTAGTTCAAGCAATCCGTTTTGCTCATTGTTAAGTTGTAAAGCATTCATAGTTGTTGGGAATGCTCGTCTCAGTCTACATTTATAAATTTCTATATCGGTTCTGATACTTAGATCAAACATCTCGGCAAGCGAATTAGCACTTAGATCAATGTTGAAGTTAATATCTATACCATCTTTTTTTCTTTTGGCAAGCTGTGTGATCATAATATCTCTACAATAATCATCTTTGTATTTAATGCCTTGTGTGTCAAAATTAATAATCATTTTCTGCCATGCTTCAAAGTATTCTTTTATGCCATAATCATTTAAGAGTAAGAATGTCATAGCAACATCTTCCTCACCATATGCATAGGCAACTTTCTTAGGCTTCATACCGATAACACGCTCTTGTGTTATAATCTGTCTGCCTGGAAGTTGTACATCTTTACATAAAACATTTAACTCACGAGAGCTTTGTACACCAGGCAATGGAGGTAGATGTACCTTCCACATATTAGCTTGAGCTATACCGCCTTTTCGTGATATAAGAGATTTTAATTGTTCTACGTTATAGCTCATACCATTTTCCTTGAATCTCTATAAACTTGTGTACTTGATGATTTCTTCCATTGAGCCATAGGTAAGAATGTGGCGATCTCCCATTCAGCTGCTGGTACCATAGAGAATTGAGACCGGACTTGAGATGTAAGATATTGTTTAAAGCAAGGCTTAAAGAGTGAATGCTTAGATGAGTTATTTAAAACATCATAACTAAGTCTTAACTTGGTAGATGCATTATACTTATCATTAGATTTTAGATCAATTAATGATCCTAGTAATTTAGCTCGTAGTGTTGGTGGCAAATAATGTAGATTTAAACCAGTAAAACCACCCTTGGCATCACCAACAATAAAGACAAGAGGGAACTGATCGTAGTATGGTAGTGTATCTTTATGCTTTGGATCATAGAAGAACATATACATGTTACCAATAACACTTTTACTACCTTGTATTACCTCATTACTTTTCATCAGCTGTTCGCGATTAACCCTACGAATGTTTCTTGCACGTTGACGAAACCACTCACGAGACTGATCTGTCCTTGGTGTAATGCCAGCTTTAAATGCTTCGATTTCTAGGTTTTGGAATAGTTTACTCATAATGTTATTTATATCACTTTTTCTTCTTGCGTGAATATGGTTTTAGTTTCTTAGTAGATTTAGGCTTTATGCCCATGGATTCTAAAGTGTTCTCTGTCCAAATCTGAAAACCCCACCCACGATCTGCTGCGAACGTCTGGGCAGCACTCCACTTGTTCATATTCTTTACATAGGTCATACCCTCGGTAATATACCTTTTGGTCTTTCTACCTTTAAATTCTGGTGGTTTGGTTTCTTTTTCTGGTTTAATCTCAATTAGATCAACCTTACCAGTCTTCCATGTTATCTTTAGATCCATAAAGTACCTATGATACTTCTTATCAACTTCATAGAAGTATGGTATCACTACCTCTTCACTAGACCAGTTCTTAACCATAGGGTTCTCGTCACACCATTTAAAGCAATGTCTTTCCCACATGGATCTGTAGATTACTTTTGTATGATCACCTTTATACTTTGCTGGGTTTTTTGGTTTATATTTACCAGAGTATGCCATAATTTACCTTATAAATAATAATGAAAACTTCTACTCTATTTATTAGGTATTTACAATGACTAACAGCCGTTCACCATCATCCTTTCTTTTAGCATTTCCACTAGGTAATGATCCGAAAGAATATCCAGGAAAGATAACCTTTGAACAAATTAAGATAACAGCTCTCAATGCAGGCAGATTATTTGCCTTAGGTGAGCAAATTGTTGTTGATAAAGAGACTAATGAAAAAATTTCATTTGATTCACGTGCTCAAGGTATTGGTACTGGCGCTAATGAATTAACTGGATTAGATCAACTTGCCGAGACAAATAGAGGTGCTATTGATGTTGCTACTACTACTAACAAAGCGGTAGCACTACAAACCGTAAAAAGAACACCAAGAGCAGGCAATACAGCAACTAGCCCTGATACACCAAAGATACAATTATATCTTCCGCCAAACATTAACTTCCGTGATGGTATTTCATATAGTGATACAACTAATCTCGGTGCTATTGGTGCAAGTGTCCAAGGTTCTGTTGAATCAGGATCAACTGTTGGTAAAGCTGCCTTTGATGCATTTAAGACCAGCTCAAAGGGTTTGATTGATGGTATGGTAAAAGGTATGGCAGATGAAGCTGGTGCTGTTGCTGCAGTAAGAGTTGCAAATAGATTTTCAAGTTTTGAAAAAACAAATGCTGCCTTAGGTGCAGCTACACGTGTAGCAATGAACCCTAATACAAGAACACAATTCCAATCTGTTCCGGTTCGTAGTTTTGCATTCCAATTTAAAATGATACCTAATAGTGCAACAGAAGTTAAACAAATCGAAGCAATCATTAAAAGATTCCGTACAGTTATGTACCCTGATGAGATTGGTGCAGATGCAATCAGTCTTGGTTATAGATTTCCTGATCCGTTTGAGATTAAGATGTTCTATAATAATTCAGAAGTCTTTACCAGAATACTCCCATCTTATTTAAGAGATATTAATGTAACATATAACACAAGTGGTATGGGCTTCCATGAAGATGGTGGATTTACAGATGTCGATGTCTCACTTACATTTACAGAATCAAGACCTCTTAACAAAGATGATGTAGTCAGAGGAGGTTACTAATGTTTTTTAAAAACTTAAATAAAACTGTTTATAACTTTGGTGATAATGAGTCAGGTGTTCTCTTTCAAGTATTAAATACATACGCAGATTTACTAGGTAATATTTCTGATGATGTAACATTCTATGAGAAATATACTGTACCGCAGGGCGATAGACCAGATACACTATCATATAAACTATATGGTACAACCGATTACTATTGGACATTCTTTCTTCTCAATCAAAAGCTACGAGAAGGTGGTTGGCCATTAGATCAGAATACGTTGTTTGAAACAGCAAAGAAAAACTATCCATATCGTATGCTCACTACAGCTACTAACATTGGCAATACAAACTTTAAGATTGGTCAAGTTGTTACTGGATCAATCTCTGGTGTTGGTGGTATGATTAAAGAAGTGTTACTTGATTTAGGACAATTAGTAGTAGATACTGGCGGATCTAATAACTTTAATGTAGGTGAGAGTGTAAATACAGGTGAGGGTGGTGAAACACAAACACTTATATGTTCGGGAGACGGACCCCAATATACTGCAGTACACCACTACGAGAATGCAGATGGCGAGTGGGTAGATATAGATCCTCATACACAATCAATACCTGCAGGGTACAGTGCTGTTTCATATCTGGATAGACTTATTAGGTTCAATGAAAATCAATCTGAAATCGTAGTATTAAATGCTAAAGTCGTACAAGAAGTTGCATCTCAATTTGAATCAATCATTAAAGGTTAACCAATGGCTGGTATTACACAAACTCAGTATGGTTATAATACTGTAAAATTTATTACAAAAGATGAGTATAGTAATAATACTGTGGTTGATATTACAGCAGTAATCGCTAACCTACATTTTTTTGAGAGTTTAGGCAGAGAAGGTATTGTTGGTAGAATTTTAGTAGTAGATACCGAAAACATATTTGCACAGTTACAGATTACTGGTGTTGAAAAAATTAGAATTGATATGAACATAATTGTAGGTGAAAAGAATGTTACACCTATTCGAAGAGAATTTATGCTTACTTCTGTTTTATCTAAAGAAGTTGTAAACGATTCTACAATATCATATGTGTTTGAGTTACAAGAGCCACATATGTTTAGAGGTAAGATTGAAAAAATATCTAAAAGTTTTGTCGGAACACCATTACAGATTATAAGAAGAATTGCCAGTGGCTACTTAGCAAAGAAAGTTGATGTTACTTTAGAACCAGTACAGTCTGTTATGTCTGTAATCACACCTTATTTAACACCTCTTGGTGCAATGAAATGGATAGGCTATAGAGCAACAGATAAAGATGGCTTTCCATATTATTTATATTCTACACTTAACAGCGAGAACCTACAGTTTAAATCATTAAGTGAGATGATGAATGCAAGGTCACATCCGTCAGACTTGAATAACAATACATATACACATAGCGGACCTACTGCACATCAAGAGAATGCTAATGAAGCAATACGTTCTATTGAATATCTAGCAGGTAATGCTGGTGGTACTACTCTTTCTTCCGTTATAAAGGGTGCTGTAGGGCAAAGGTATGAGGTTCTTGATCTTACATTCAACGAAAAGAATAACGATCCACAAGTAAGAGTAAAAGATTATTATGATGGCAATCTATACAATAAATGGGTTACCATAGACAACAAATTTATAGATGACTATGAGTCAGCCTTTACATTTGATATACAAACACCTAGTATGACATTCGGTAACAGTTATGGATATGACGAAGATGATCTAAATAGACTTGTTACAAAGGTAGTGCGTAGAGCTATTATCACGGCAGTACAAACAGGCACCCTACAGATTAGTGTAAATGCTCATGGTTTTATGGCTAATAATATAAGAACAATTGGTCATAAAATAAATATTGTGGTATTGCAGATGAAAGATGGTAAGATGGTTCGTGATAAGAAACAATCAGGAGAGTATCTTATTGTAGAAGCAAAACACAATTTCTATGACGAGAAACATGACCTATCATTGAAAGTGGTGAAAGTATGATTACTGATTTCTATGGAGACGACCTTAGATGGTGGACCGGAATTGTTGTTGATACTGCAGATCCTTATAGGGTAGGCAGAGTCAAGGTTAGAATTTATGGTATTCATAATGAAGATAAGAATGAAGTACCCGATGCAGCACTACCTTGGGCTTCTGTTACTATACCATCTACTGAAGGTGGTGTATCAGGTGTGGGTAGACAGATGCGTTTACTACCAGGTGCGATAGTGATGGGTGTCTTTCTGGATGGTAAAAACTCCCAACAGCCTTGCGTTGTAGGTTCAATACCTAAGATAGAAAGAAGTCAACCAAGCAGTTCATCTCAAGCAGTAAGTGATCCATCAGTACCTAATATTGGTACTAGACCAAAACTTCGACCATGGACTGTATCTGATGTTGCACTATCTGGTAATTCTAATACACAAAAAGCATATAACTTTCTTATTTCAATGGGTACATTTACACCAATAACCGCTTCTGCTGTTATAGGAAACTTTCTAAAAGAATCAGGTATGAGAACACACGTTGTGTCAGAAGCTGTAGGTGAGTTTTCATATGGTATTGCTCAATGGAATCCAGATGCTGGAAGACTACAACAACTTGAAGAATTTGCTGCTGAAAGAAATCTACATATTAGTAATCTCAGTACACAGTTACAATTCTTTATACATGACTTTTCATCTATAGCTCCACGTTTCTATCGTTACAATGAATTTCTTGCGATGACTAACATTAATCAAGCTACAGATTTCTTCTGCGATAACTACGAGAGACCGAATGCAGCCGCGGCTGATAAACCTTCACGCAGAACATTTGCAAGACAAACTTTGGAGACATATAATGGCAGTTGATCTAGGAATCCTTAATGCCCAGTTAGGTAGTATTACAAAAAACTCTAACATAGGTGACATTCTTGTAAAAGCACAACCAGCAGCTGATCAAGTAATAGCACAATTCCAAACTACACTCACAGAGGCTGAAACAGTTGTAGATGGCATAAAGGCTTTATCACAAGCAACAGATATACCAAACCAAGAACTAGGTGATGCAGTAGATGCTATTGTAGAGATTACAGGAGATGTCCCAGGATTAGCTGATAAACTTATTGGTGATGTTTCAAGTGCTTCAACAGATTTAGAAAAAATTACTGGTACAGCACCATCAAATGGTAAACTAAAACTAACTATTGGTTCAGGTGCTCCAGAAGCTGTTGCTCGTGCCTTGAAACTAACTGCCTCAGTAACAGCTAATGATGTAACAGGCGTATTACAAAACTTGGCACCAGCACGTGCAGCTGGAGCTATTGGTAAAATAGACGATACTATCAATAAGGGTATCTCCTTTTCAACTGGTTTTGGTTCAGCTTCTCTTAGATTTACTGTAAGTTTTACTAATCTATTAGGCTTCTTTGGTGGTGATCTATTCACTAATCTTATTAGAAAAATTAATTCTGAATCAGATAGGGCATTAGATAGCTTATTGTCTGGTACAAAGGTAGACAAAGAGGAAGTTATTGGTCTAGTCACTAATGATAAAAAGAAAGAAGCTGTTACACTTATAACAGATAATACAGAACTAGAAGTTGAAGTTGTAGAAAAAACAATTAATAGTCTTAATTTAGATCCAGCAGTTGCGGTAAAAGAAGACTCGCAAATCAAACGTAGTGTTTTACCTCCTGTAAGAATTGGTGATAACGAATCTACATGGACTGGTGGTAAATCAACTGAAGGTATGTTTACTTACTGTGATGGTCCTGAAGAATTGATTTCTGAGATGAGAAATACAAGTAGGCTTATTAAAAAAGTAATTGTACACTGGTCCGAAACATATAATGGACAAGACATTGGTTCAGAAGAAATAAACGACTGGCACCTTGATACACCTGGTGATGGTGGCATTGGTTACCATTATGTTATTAGACGTGATGGTAGATTACAAAGAGGTAGACCTATAGGCAGACAAGGTTATCATGCAAAAGCTGGTAATAATGATGCTGAATCTATTGGCATTTGTATTGTTGGTGGCTATGATTGTTTACCAAGAACACCTAATCCACGAAAACATCTTTCTTCAAATAGTTTTACTTCACAGCAAATGAAATCATTTAAGATGTTTATAAGATCCTTCTATGATGTATGGCCAAGTGGTGAAGCATTTGGTCATAGTGATGTTGATCATAATGCATTGGACCCTGGATTTAGTGTACCACAATATATACTTGCAAACTTTAATAGAAGAAATTCTGGTGATCTTGTTGCAGTTGGTTTAGCAGCATTAGAAAGTAAACCACGGCAAGTCAGACTGTCTGCTGAAATACTTGATAATGATCCTGAATTTACTGCAAGACTTATAGCAATGATGGTTAGGTTCCCTGGATTAACAAGAGAAGAACTATATAGAGTTATAAAAGGTGAGAGTAATTATATTCTTAATGCCAGAAATTCAAAAACAGATGCAGCAGGTCTCTTCCAATTTATTCCATCAACTGCAGAAGGTTTAGGGCATACAACTGGTGAAATAAGAAATATGACTGCAGCACAACAATTAGAAGTGTATGAAAGATACTTAGTACAAAACAGCTACCCAGGTGGCCAGTTAGGTATTATGCAAGCCGCTCCTGCATATGCAAGAAGGGGTGATGACTATGAAGTATATAAACCTGGCACTAGAGCATACGAACTGAATCCACCATGGCGTGGACCAGATGGCAAGATTACTGTTGGTAGTATTAATGCTTACTACGCAAAACAACCATTTTAGGAATATAAGATATGACGACATCAAGAGATGGATATGAAGATAGAATCCGTAGGTTTGGTCAAGGCTTTACTGATGGGCAGGGTACAGAAGGAGATGCTTGGTCAGATCCTAATAAAGAATATCCAGACAATGATTATGATAATCAACCTACCACTAATAAAACATCAAGAGCAGGGCAGCAACACCAACTTTTTGTTGGTGCTGGTATAAACTTAACACCGTTAGGTTCTACTGCATATAATAGTTCTGATACTAATGAAACAGTCAGTGGCCATGTATTTGAAATGAATGATACACCAGGTGCTGAACGTATTCTTATAAAACATAACACAGCCCATGGTATTGATATTAGACCAGATGGTAGTATTGTTATTGTTGCTGGTGCTAGAAGGGTAGAAGTTGTTCACGGTGAACAAACTGTTGTAGTAGAAGGCGATGGTACACTTACATATAAAGGTAATCTAACACTGAATGTAGATGGCGACTTTGAGGTCAACTGTAATAACTACAAAGTAAATGCCAAAGGTGATAAGAAAGAAAATATTGAAGGCAATAGTAGAACAAGTGTCTTTGGTAATTTTGGTCATAAAGTATCCGGTAACTTTTCTCAGACTGTCGCTGGGTCATCAGTAAATACGTTCTTAGGTAACACTACGAACGCAGTTAAGGGAACATACAAGACTGCAGTAGAAGGTGATATTATACAAGCGGCTTCTGGTAATATGGAACAAACCGCTGAAGCTAAACTTATACAATCTGCACCAGATATTAATATGGCAGCACAGTCACTCTCAATATTTGGTGATACTGGTACTATCGGTGGTCAGAATATTATTATGTACAACTATAATATGCATACAGAAAAAACAGTATGGTCTGAAACGGTTAGTACAAACGTAGTATATGGTGACCTAGAAGGTAATGCAAGAACAGCAACAACTGCTGGTACATCATTACATCAATCCTATCCTGATGGAAGTGCTGCTCCATCTACATACACACCAAGTGTTGGTGTTAATCCAGAATATACTGTGGATGATACAGCACGCGATATAAAAGCTACTGCTCTACCCACGGGTGCACTTCTGACTTCTTATCTCACTCAAGGTGATAATGGAATAAAGGAAGTTAAGATTGATGTTGATGACTTCCTTAGAAATGCTCTGAGACTGCGAAGACTTTCTACAGGTGATGTAAGATCCAAGATGAGAGATCCAGCCAACTCTGGTAATAGTGAATTTACTACAGAACAAGTTGGAAAGGGTACTCTTTCTCCTGAATTTGCAACTTCAGCGCCATTTATGGGATTTGGTAGAGTAAGACCAGCCAAAGGAACAACTCAAACTAATAGTGAATACTTTGGTAATATTGATCCTAGTCGTAGGGCTAAGACATTTAAATCATATCAGAATAAACAAACATATACACTACTGAATGACTTCACAAAAGGAATTGATGAAGCAACTACTATTAGCAACTTAACACCTATATCGCAAGGTATTACTTTATCTAGGTTTATTGGTGGTGTTGATACTGGACCTTTTGTGTACTTAGACCTTGCTGAAAGACAAACTATTGCAAGAAATTATATTGCTCATATGGAACTCACCAAGAGATGTATGGGTATTACATCTAAGTGGGCAGAACATGAGTTAAGAGTTATCGAAGGCTATTATGCAAAAGAACTATATGGGCTAGGACATCCGTCTGGTCTTTCACCCGAAACAATAACACCTAATAGTTTACTTGATCTAAGAACCAAAGGTAGAGCTGTCGTATATGAATTATATGGACCAGATGGCTTTATTGATGCAGAAGGCACATTTGATCTGGCAAGTGAGCTAGCAGATGTTGGTTTATATGATAAACTTATATTAGACTATGATTCATATGATCCATCTGGCGATATTAATGTGCAACTTATTGTACAGATACCAGAAATACCAAAAAACTATACTATTAGATATGAACAAATTTGTCAAACGATGTTTAATAATTATCCACAATCATTGAATACGTTTGTTGAGCCAATCTTTGATACAGAGGCTGCTGAATATATACCAAAATTTATGCCAACAAGAAGAACAGTCTAATAGAATTGTTATAAATAAAAGAAAATGTTTTAGGAAATTAAATGTCTCGTGTTCTTTCCATTGAGGATAAAGATACAAACTCTCCAGCTTTAGTTACTGCTCGTACCATTAACTATGTGGATATAGATTTATCTTTTGCAAAGCGTCCGAGTGGCGACATCTATAAGAAGACGGATGCTGCTGCAGTAAAACAATCAGTAAAGAATATAGTTGCAACTAACAGACTTGAGAAACCTTTTAATGATGACTTTGGTGCAGATATAACAGGTTTACTTTTTGAGTTAGCTGATGACGAAACAAGTCAACAGATTAGACAAAACATTGATAATGCAATATACATCTATGAGCCAAGGGCAGAAGTCTTAAACATAGATGTATCTGATAGAATAGATACAAACACAATAAATGTGACAGTTACCTTTAAGGTAGTAAGTACAGAAGAAGTCGTCACACTCACTTCAGTCGTTTCGAGGTTAAGATAACATGACTACTACAATTTCATCAACAGAACTTGATTTTAATAATATTAAGACAAGTCTTAAAACCTTTCTTGCTGCTAAGGAAGAATTTAATGACTACAACTTTGAAGGTGCTGGTCTTAACAATCTCCTTGATGTTCTAGCATATAACACACACTATAATGGATTGATTGCTAACTTTGCTTTGAATGAATCATATCTTTCTACAGCTCAGATGAGATCCTCTCTTGTCTCTATTGCTGAAGGTATTGGTTATATTCCAAAATCAAAGGTTGCATCATTTGCTAGTGTCCAGTTATCCGTAAATGTAGGAGCACTTGCTAACAGACCTGTTACACTATCTCTACCATCTGGTACACAGTTTACCTCCGTTGTAGATGATATCACATATACTTTCCAAACAACACAAACAGTAACTGGTACAGATAATGGCTATGGCCTTTACCAAATGCTTACAATAGATGGTTCTAGTGATATTACTATTAAAGAAGGTACTGCAAGAGTTAAGACATTCTTTGTGGGTGCTGACAGTCTTGATGATGTCTATGTAATACCAGATAAGTCTATTGACACTGAGACAGCTGTTGTAAAGGTATTTGAATCACCATCTGATACTGCCTTTACTTCTTATATCAATATTAATACAGCAACACAGATTGACGAGAACTCCCGTTTGTATATTATGAAAGAAGCACCAAATGGTTTCTATGAGCTTACATTCGGTGATGGTAACACACTCGGAAAGACACCAGTTGCTGGTAATAAAGTCACGATAGAATATCTTCAAGTAAAAGGCGCTGAGGCTAATAACGCAACTTCCTTTACTGCCGTAAATAAAGTAACACCTATTGTTGGTGGAGATTCGTTTGATATTAATGTTCTTACAAATATTAAATCTATTGGTGGTGATACAGTTGAGTCACTAGCATCTATTCGTAAGAATGCACCATTTCAATATGCTGCACAGAATAGAATGGTTACAGCAGTTGATTACTCTACACTTGTTCTTAAAAACTTTGGAACACTTATTAAAGATATTCAAGCATTCGGTGGGCAAGATGCACTTAAACCAGAATTTGGTGTGGTGTTCTTATCTATTGCCTTTAATGATGATGTATCTGCAGATGCAATAACTGCAACTAAAAATAGTATTTTAGACTTGACTAAACAACTATCGGTTGTTGGCTTTGGTGTAAAGTTTGAGGATCCAGTTAAGACATTTATTGAAACCGAAGTATTCTTCCAGTTCAACCCTAAGTTGACTGCACTCTCTATTAATAATGTCCAAGACACAATATT